GAGTTGGTGCACACTGAATGCCATAATTATTATAATTAAAATTTTCTACCATGCAGTTAGAAAATTCTTTTTTATATCTGTCTTTATTTAATAGTATATTACTCATTGTTAATATTATTTATTGGAGCAACAACTTGTATTAATTTATTTTCATAATGGCTAATACAATTATTGCATACCTGTCTTCCGTCACTTGCTGTTTTTACTTGACAGCCACATGTTATGACTGTACTACAATTTGAACATGTTCTCATTTTAATTTTGGTTTTAATAATGATGATGGTGGTTGTTATGACAATCTTTGCAACCACCTATATATCTTTCTAATCTTCTTTTAGCATAAAGTAATAAATCCATGCCTAAACCAGGATCATGACAATCTTCTGTTTTTACTTTTGCTGCATCAAAAAAAGATTTAATTAATCTTAATTCTGAAAGTCTTGCTTTTATATCAGCTGATGGCTCACAAGCAGCAAGTTCAATTTTACATAATTCTTGATTATAAGTATTTAAAGTTTGTGTTAATCTTAATTGATAATATTCTACATAAACTAAATCATTTGGTGAAACACTATATCTAATAATATAAATTCCATCTGGAAGATCAACATAAGTAGTTCCACATCCAGTAGATTGAACTCCAAGATCACAAGCTGTTAAATTGAGTGTAAATCCAGGTTGAAAACTTTGTTCTGTAAAATTGGCAGGAGTAGAAAATCCAGGTAAAGTTATTTGTAATAAAGGACACTTTACAAGAATTTGACTATTATAAACACTAGTATCAATAAGTCTTAAAATTGACTTATTCATTGTATCTGGTGCTTCAAGACTTAATACATGTTGACTCATTGCTAATTTTATTAATGTGATTATAAAAAAAGAAGAGAAGAAGTTACACTCCTTCTCTCTTTTTTTTTACCGTTAAATATTAGTAATTACTAATCTGGTTGAATTAAAGGAATAGTACATGTACCACAAGAAAATTCTTCAATTCCTTCGCATGGTGCAAAATCACCTAACCAAGTTGTAATAAAAGTTTCTAATGCAGCATTAGCATTATCAGTAATAATCTCTAACATATACTGATCATTATCAAATACACCAGATGGATTATTGAAACGAGGCACGTTATGTTGAATATAATAACGAGTATAAAGCGCATTTCTATCAATAGCGTTTAAGATATCATCTCCTTGAGTAATCTCTCTGATACGGATATCAGTATGGAAGAAGTTTTGTAAATAAGACTCAGATAAGATAAAGTCACGAAGAACTTGTTCTCCAAAACCATTACCTTGTAAACCTGGGCACTCTTCAACAACACAAAGTCCTTCAAAAATACAAGGATCTCCTGTATAATCAACTAAAGAAGCAAGGATTTTAACTGGCTCTTTTTCGAAGAAATCTGTTACTTGGAAAGAACAGTTACCAAATTTAGTCTCTACATAAGCTCCAAATAAACGAAGACCAGCACACTCACCATCTACATGTCCTGGAGAAACATAATTAGTCCACCATTGAAGAGGAGTAACAGCTACACCATCTGGATCTACAGTAGTTTCTGGAGCGAACCATGGAACACCTGCTTCATCATAAACTACAGCAAAAACAAAATCTTTAAGATATGCTGTTGTTGTAATTTGTTCAGCCCACTGAATAAATACTGTAGTAGAATCTACAGCAGTTGGTGTAGCACCAGAACAACATCCTGTATAAGCAGAAACTGTTTGGTAAGCATTATGATTTAAAGCGCGTAAAGCAGGAGAACCTTTTACATCTACACGTAAATAATATGTTTCATCACATAAAAATTCTCTACAGCAATTAGCAGCTAAAGTAACTGAAGTTACTTCAAAGTCAGGTTGAGTACCAGCTCCAACAGTTGGAAGATTATTAACTAAAGTAAGAGTATCACCATTAGTATATCCAGTTCCACCATTAACTAATGTAACTAAAATTACAACACCACCAGAAACAACTATAGTAATAATTGCTCCGCTACCAGTACCACCAGTAGTAGTAAGATTATCATAAGTACCATCAACAATAGATGCACCTACAGTATCAATATCAATACTAGCTATACGATCATCTGTATAAGGAGTATTTCCAATTGAGATAGCAGTTTGTTGTGGTTCACAAGAGTCAACGCGATAAACTCTACTAACATATTTAGGATTAATAATCTTAGATTTATTAGTTTCTTTATAACCTCCGTGGAAAGCACCAATCTTATCATCACGTAGTAATGAAGTACTAGCTAAGATAAGTGGACAACCTGGACTAACAGTAGCCGTGTTTACACTTTTGTAAGTTTTAGAATCAAAAAATCCATAATACCCAATTAAAGGTAAAGCTCCACTATTAGATGGAAGTTGTGATAAAGTAACACTAGATACACCAGCTGTAGTAATAAATCCATCTGTTGAATAAGGATTTCCAATACTTTGAGCGGCACCTGTGCTACCAATGTTTCTAGTAACACCAGTTCCTAGAAAGCGTTTTGTAAAAGCGTGATTGAAATAAGACATAATTTAGTTTTTAAGGTTATACAAATATAGTTTATAATATAATTAATTTTTTTATTCAAAGCAAATTTTTTTTTAGTTATTTGTTTCAACAGATTGATCAGCTCTTAACATTTGGTTGATTGATTCAATATCACCAGCAAGAATAGAGACCGCTTCATCTATAAACAATTCTACTATATCATCTTTAAATTCACATTCAACATCTACAGTACTAACTGTTTGAGTATATGGATCCACACAGTTTAATATCTGAATTCTTACAGGTTGTCTATAATAATGTAAAATTGTTTCAGATACAGTAAACTCATCATTAGTATATATTCTAAATTTATTATTAGTAAAAGTAGCAAAAGTTTCAGCCCATTCAAAACTTGGTTTTTTATTTACATCTCTAAGAAGCTCATCTACATTGGCTTCTTCAGCTAAATAAACAACCATCCTTCTAGGTTTATCGCAGCAATCATTTGTTGCATATGCTGATATCCTTTTATATTCAAAATAATTACCAGGTATATCTGGAGATTCAAAATATAAAACTTTATTAGCTAAAGTTACAGAAACTTGCACTAATAACTTTTGAAGATCATCAATTCTTCTTTTGGATTGTTCATCACCTTCTTGTTTAGCATTAGTACCATGAAGATTTCTACGACACCACTCTACTTGACCTTTATTAAAAGCTTCAACAACTTGCCAACACTCTATATTATCATAGTCATTACTAGCAAGTTTATTAAGTCTTTGCCTAATCTTAAGCTGTATAGTAGCGTTATTCATAGTTATCCTTTATTCATTTTTCCAAGAGTCTTCGCTAAATTAGCTTGACGTTTTGTTTTGGTACTAGCTTTAGATCCTTTTTTTGTAACTTTATTAGCAAAAGCTGCGGTTGACATACCCGCTTTTTTAGCTTTAGCTTTAAAAGCACCAGGATTTTTAATAGCTCCTTGAATCCAATTCTTTGCCATTATTTCTTTTTCTTTTTAACTGGTCCACCTTTTTTATACATACTTCCACCAGTTTTTTGTGTAACAACAGGAGTAGCTTTTTTCTTAGCTACATTTGCTCTTGCTATAGCAGCATCAGCAAAAGCTTGATCCCTTTTTTTTTCTTTATTTTCTATTGCAATAAACTCTTTTTCTTTATTAGGGTATTTTGTTTTTAATTTAGCATATTTATCATCAGTAACTGCCATACCATAATTAGCTTTAGCAAGTTTTTTACTTTTACTCTTCATCATTTTTTTCATAATATTTATTTTAGTTGGTTTAACAGTTCCACTTTTTTAAAGAAAGAGCTTTTCTTGTTGGTCTTCCTTTTTCATCTTTCATAGGACCTTTAACACCCGACATCCTAGCACAAAAGCTTTTTCTACGCTTAGCATCTTTACTATCGGGATCTAACTTAGAAGGTTTAGTAGTAACAGCCATCTTAAGTTTACTACCAGGATTAGCTGCTCTATATGAAGCAACACCTTTAGCATTAAGTCCCCCTTTAGGATTTTTACCTTCTTTGCGAGTCCAAGCAGCTGTCTTTGCCATATTACTTTTTCTTAGCTTTTATAATACCACCTTTTTTCTGATAACCCATATTATTTCTAACTTCTGTAGGAAGTTTAGATAGTCCTGGATTTTTAGAAGAGTTTACAGGTTTTAAATTTGATCCACCCATAGCCATCTTTTTAACTTTTTTACTTTTAGTTTTCATAGACATTGCTATATTATTTTTTCTTTTTAGTAGTATGAGGATTTTTTTTATGCCATTTTTTACTAGCAGCCACACCTTGCTTAACTGTTTTTGCTCCTGCTTTCTTAGTTAGATTAATAGTATCTGATCTTCCATTATCTAAACTAGGATGATTTACCATTATATCACCAGGTTTACCTTTACCTATTTTATTAGTCTTTTTGTAAACCTTATGTTTTACACTATCTATAGTAACCTTAGCCATTATTTTTTCTTTTTTCTCATTAACTTTTTTTCACGATTTTCTTCTTTTTTACTCTCAGTTTTCTCGTGTTTTTTCATAGCAGTTTTTGTAGAATATCTTTCTTCTGCTTTTGTTCCTTTATATTCAACAATTTTTTTCTTTGCCATAATTATTTAATTTTACCTAATGCAATATTACTATACTCTTTAGCTTTTTTAGAAGCCATATTTTTTACATCACTCATTAGCTTTTTATCACTTTGAATTTCTTTAGCTTTTTGTAATGTATTCATAGCACATTCTACTTCCCATTTTCTCATATCTGATTTACTACCCATTCCAATAGAAACTACAGTAGATGATTTTGATTTTGATGTTGGTTTTTTCTTAGTCATAAATTAATTTTTTAAATGGTATAGATTTCATAATAAATATATAAAGCACCTTCCCATTGATTAGGAGAAGCTGCAGCAGGACTTGCATTATATATTTCAACACCTAAACCATTTGGTATTAATACACCATTAGCAAGAAGATAAGGAATAGCTTTATCAAGAGCTGCTGGTTTGTAATATGGTGTAAGTTGTACATAGATATTATCTTTATTAGCCTCAGTCAAATTAAGACTAGGATTATTAATATAGATTTGCACAGCTCCATCAAATTCTGGAAGTGCAATACCAAGAGATTCCATATTATCTAGTTCAATAATACCTTTAAGAGTATTTACTTCTATAACTGTACTAACTGCTAGATCATGATTATAAAAAGCAGTTTTCTCAATTTTATCACCAGCTAATTGCCAGTTGCGAGTTTTGTTTATTTTGTATTCAGGATATCCCATAAAAATTAGTTTTAATTAGTTTTGTATTTAATATAATATAGTAAAATTATCGATGCGCTTTAGTTTTTTGTTTTATATTTTTTGGTTGAGATACAAATTGTTTACCTTTTTTATTACCTTCAGCTTTAGCTTTATTAGTAGCAGCCTTTTCCCCAGATGATAAAGATCCCCAAGCAGATTCTGGTAAATATCTTTTTTTACCCTTAGATTTTACCTCTTTAGAAGAACCTTTTTTTTTATTAGCATAAGTATCAGAGGTCATCCACTTTTGTGTTGACCAATCTCTTAAACTTTGCTGAGGATCTTTAGGCATTACTTTTTAATTTTAGCTTGAATATTTTTACTAAGGTCTTTAAAATGATAAAGATAAACACTTGAAGCAGTATGTTTTTTACCACTCATTATTTTTCCTTTATCATCTTTATGGGTTCCACTTCCTTTGTAAAGGGTTCCGTCTTTTTTGTAATGTGGTACATTTTTCATATTACTTCTTAGTTTTATATCCACCACCTTTTGACTTATACTCTTTAGCAAGTAATTGTGCTTTTCTTGCACTCCATTCTCCAGGATCACCACCTTTAGTACCAGCTTTAATCTTATTAAATAAAGACTTTCTCATAC